CTTACTAAATATTATTAGTATTAGACGGAGACCTCATGGCACATTACCTCGTTGGTTATCATGACAATTCCAACCATACAAAAGAAATTTGCGAGTATGCCGACGATGCATACAATGCTATTCGACAAGCAAAACTGGATTTACCTGAGTTAATGGGACATCCACACGCAGGCGAATATGTAGTTAGACTAGATTAATATATTCATTGACAAATAATTCTTCATCATCTATAATGGTGTTGACTTACCTTATTATCTAAATAACCCTTAGTAGAGAAAGTCCATGTTATCAACAGCATACAGAGAGTTTCCAGTAACAACTGTTTTAAAGGATAATAAACCATCCAAAAAAGAAAAAACAATTACTGTAACTGAAGCACAAGTACAAGAAATGATAGACGATGCTATCCGTCAGCACAATAGAAATGCTGGCTTGATTAGTATGGTATTAGGTTTTGTTTTCCTAGCATTGTTTGCAGAAGGATTCTTTAGAATGATTGGATTTATTCCACCATTTATGGGTATAGATATCAATATCGTTGGCGAGATTGCAGATAAGGTAAAGGAGCAAATACTACCACTTATTACATAATGTCTGGTTATGGTCTTGAGATAGTTTTCTGGGTTTCACTAGGACTATTTCTAATATACCAATACGAAGAGTCTAAAAAATGACTGTCGTCCACTCCGTGAATATTATGATACTTATATTAGTTATCTCGGTGTCTATCGTCATCGGATATATAATGAAGTATGCATACTCGGAGATGAATTATGGGAGCGATGAAACCCCCAAGTCGTAAAAGTTGTTATAACTTTCGCGTGACAGAAATTGTTAAAGTAGTTGATGGTGATACCATCGATGTTGTTATTGACTTAGGATTTGATATCTATAAACACGAGCGTGTTAGAATCGCGGGTATCGATACTCCAGAGAAAAGGACAAGAGACTTAGAGGAAAAGGCACTAGGAATAGATGCTACTAACTGGATGAAAGGCACACTGGAGGATACAATCAATGGAGAGCATGAACTTACTATACGAACTGAACTCCAAGGCGGGATGGGTAAGTATGGTCGTTTGCTTGGTTGGTTATACGTTGGTGATGATGATGTATCGCTCAACGAACAAATGATTGCTGAAGGTTATGCGTGGGAGTATGACGGAGGCACAAAAAATAAAAATTTTGAAGAGCTACGTGAGATTCGTAGGTCACAAGGCACACTAATTGAAGGTTAATTTATGGTCAACTTGCGTGACAACATTCTGAATAATCAAATCGTATACTACAATGGTTTGATTGCAAAGCATTCACAAAACGTAGAAATTTATCTCAACCAACCTGTAGGTATAGGTGAGCACTCAGATGTTATGGCAGCGATAGATAGCGAGATTGCTGCTATTGCTCAAGCACATGAGAAAATTGAAATCATTAATCATTATTTTTTAGGCAGATGATATTTGCATCCAACCCTTCGGTATATTCATTACCAGGTACGTGGGAGAAACAACCACTAATACAGCATGGAAACTGGGACCCTATTGTAACCTCTCCTCTAGTGTTATTATTGTTTGCTATATTATTCATTGGAATTGGTTATGCTCTTTCCAAGCGTACGTGATGACCTTGCTAATCTAATTAGATGTAGTATCGCAGACTTTCCAGAGTTAGAGCAAATAACTACTCTGCATGATTTAATAACACATGAGAAGGTTGTTATTAAGAATGAAATGTGGAAGTCTAAAGGACTAAGAAGAATTCATTTAGAGACAGCAGAAACAGATAAAATACAAATCGTCCACTGTGTCTTTTGGCCAGACCCTGCATACTATCTACCTATATTTGGTGCAGATATAATACAAACTCCTGCAGGGGTTACTGCTGCCATAGTAGATATATCACCTGTGGAAGGTGTGGATTGGAGTGACAAGTTATCACCCATTAGTAAAGAAATTCAATTTAAAGATAATCGTCAACTACCCGAATGGGGTGAGATATTCTCACCATACTGTAAGTTTGCAAGACTAAAAACTCAAGAGGAGCAAGACAAATTCTATCAGGTAGTTCTCGAGTATCTCAGAATATACAGCACAGAAGTGCAAACAGCAAAATGGTCTGATGATTGGGTTAGTATTATGTTAAGATTAGATGACCAGTGTTGGTATTCTACATCACAGAGAAAGAATAAGAAGACAAAAGCAGTGCTTAGTCAATGGTTTAGCGAAGAGTGGGCGGATAAATATATAAACAACATACTATTTGATAAACCCTAGATGGCACAAAACGAAATATATCTAGGTAATCCCAACCTTAAGCGTGCTAATATAGCACAGAATTTTACTGACGAGCAAGTCGAAGAATTCATTAAGTGTAGTCAAGACCCTGTTTACTTCATAACACACTACATCAAGATTATCTCACTAGATAAAGGTTTAGTCCCTTTTGACCTATATGACTTCCAAGAAGATATGGTCGAAAGATTTCATGCCCATAGATTTAATATAGCAAAACTACCAAGACAGTCAGGTAAGTCAACAGTTGTTACTGCCTATCTGTTATGGTATACGCTGTTTAATGATAATGTAAACGTTGCAATCCTTGCTAACAAAGCAGCGACTGCAAGAGAAATGCTACAAAGATTACAACTGTCATATGAAAACCTCCCAAACTGGATGCAACAAGGAGTCGTCAACTGGAACAGAGGCTCTCTGGAACTTGAAAACGGCAGTAAAATCATGGCTGCTTCTACTTCCGCTTCTGCTGTCAGGGGTATGTCATTTAATATTATATTTCTTGATGAATTCGCCTTTATTCCGACTCATATCGCTGATGAGTTTTTTAGCTCTGTGTATCCTACTATATCCTCAGGTAAGTCAACTAAGGTTATAATCATCTCTACCCCTAAGGGTATGAATATGTTTTATAAACTGTGGCATGATGCAGAGAAAGGTAAGAATGAATATACTACAACTGAGGTGCACTGGTCACAAGTACCTGGCCGAGATGCAGAGTGGAAAGAGCAGACTATAAAGAATACATCTGAGGAGCAATTCAACCAAGAGTTTGAATGTGAATTCTTAGGGTCTGTCAATACACTGATTACATCTAGTAAGTTAAAGATACTTGCATATGACGACCCACTTACATCTAGTGCAGGACTGGATATATTTGAAGAACCTATAGAAGGACATGATTATGTCTGCACAGTTGACGTAGCACGCGGTATTACTAAAGACTATTCCGCGTTTACTATCATTGACACTACAGAGATACCATATAAGTTAGTAGCAAAGTATAGAAACAATAAAATTAAACCATTACTATTCCCAAATATCATTCATCAGGTATGCACACAGTATAATCATGCCTATACATTAGTAGAGGTAAATGATATTGGTGGACAGGTAGCAGATATACTACAGTTTGATTTAGAGTATGACAATCTACTCATGTGCTCCATGAGAGGTAGAGCAGGACAGGTAGTAGGTCAAGGATTCTCTGGTAGTAAGGTGCAACTAGGTGTCAAGATGTCTACTACAGTCAAGAAGACTGGTTGCGCAAACATGAAACAGTTGATTGAAGATGATAAACTGGTCTTTACAGACTTTGATATTATTACAGAGTTAACTACTTTCATACAGAAAGGACAAGCATGGGAGGCAGAAGAAGGTTGTAATGATGACCTTGCTATGTGTCTGGTTATATTCTCATGGTTAGCAACTACAGACTATTTTAGAGAGTTACATGATAGTGATGTCCGTCTTCGTATGTATCAAGAGCAGAAAGAAGCAATAGAGGCAGACATGGCTCCGTTTGGATTTGTATCAGATGGTCTAGAGGACGAGAATGAATTTGTAGATAACGACGGAGATAGGTGGACATCTGATAGAGACTGGAATGTAGATGAATATGGTGACCGTAGTTATATGTGGGACTACCGATGAGTATAGAAGAGGAGTTTGAGTTAGACAATCTCCTGTTTGTAGATAGAAGATGTCGTATATGTGGTCAAGAGAAAAATTTGCGAAACGATTTCTATAAGACCAGAAAGGATAGAGGGTCTAACCCATCTGCATATGCATATGAATGTAAGACATGTACTATATGGAGAGTAAAACGTAAACGTAAACGTAAGATTCCTTACGGTGACTACCCTGATTGGTAATTCACGTCTTGTTTCCCCAGTGAAAACATGCCTTTCTATAAATAATTTCAGCATTGTAAATTGGAATCCCATAGGAGATTAATCTAATGGCATCAACACAACTTTCCCCAGGAGTTGTTGTTCTAGAAAGAGACCTCACTAACGTAGTAAATTCGACTGTTGATAACGTCGCTGCTGTCGTAGGTGCATTTGAGAAAGGTCCCATCGAAGACATCACAACTATCACAAGTGAGAAGGAACTTTTAGCAACCTTTGGTAAACCTAATAATCTAAACTACGAGTATTGGTTTACTGCAGCACAATTCTTATTGTATGGCGGGTCACTTCGCGTAGTGCGTGCAGATAACAGCGCACTTAAGAATGCGATTGATACAGCACAATTCACTATCACTTCATTTAGCGCAACAGATACAATACTTACTGTTGAGTCAGCAACTGACTTTGACGTAAGCGATGTATTATTCATCGACGCTGAATTAATGATTGTCCAAGCAGTTTCTGGTAGCGACGTTACCGTAACAAGAGGACAGTTACAAACATCTGCTGCATCACACGCTGCAAATTCATCTATAACTCTTATTGAGCCAGCAGGCACATCTTCTACAATCAACGAAGGTTCTACATTTACATCATCTGACACTACACTTACAGTTACTTCTGCTACTGCTCTTGCAGGAAGCACAAACTCATACATCAGAATTGACGATGAGTTTCTAAGAATCTCTGGTGTAGCTGGGGACGACCTCACAGTTGAGCGCGGAGTATTAGGTTCTACTGCTGCTGCACACACTGATGGGTCAACTGTTACACTTCAAACTGTAACTGCTGCAAAGACAGAAATAAACGAGCAAACATCAACTGGTATTACACCACCTCTAATCAAGTCTATGACTGAGTATGAGGCAAGTGTTGAGACTGCATCTAACAACTGGAAATGGGCAGGAAGGACTGCAGGAAAATTCGCTAACTCATTACGTGTTGTAATGACAGACGCGGGTGCTGACCAAGTCTTATACCTAGCAGACCCAACAGCAACTGAATGGGAATTCACAAATAACGCTGACTTATCATTCTCTTCCGCAAACATCTACGGTAAGGTTTACTCTTACACAGTGATTGTTACTTTCGACGCGGGTGCTACTCTTGTAGGTGCATTTGAGAAAGACAACTTTATCACTGCTGTATCTGGTGGTGTTACTGGTCGCGTTGTTGCATGGGATGCTGATACTCGTAAGTTAGAATTAACTATCGATGATACTGCATCTGATATCATCGAGGTAGGAGATACAATCACTGAATTGGCAAACAACTCTAACACACCTGGCTCTGCTACAGGAGACAGTGGTGTTGTATCAGGAGTTTCACGTCAGTTACGTGTTTCACTTAACCCACTATCACCTAACTTCCAAGCAAACCAGAGTGTTATAGACAAAAACGCTGCGACAATCGCTATCGCTAACGTAGAGTCAGACTACACAACACGCTCATACGGACTTAATGCAAGATGGACAAACCTTGCTGCTAGACCTACAACTTCTGCATGGGTAGAAGAAAGAGGCGGACACAATGACTTAATGCATGTCATAGTCATTGACGGAGACGGAGGACTAACAGGCACACCTGGCTCAGTTGTTGAGAAATTCCTTAACGTTTCTAAAGCATCTGATGCTAAGTCACCTCAAGGAGATAACATCTACTATAAAGATGTAATCAAATCACAGTCAAGATACATCCTCTGGGGTAGTCACGAAACAGGTGACGTCTATGATAAAGACGTTAACGCATCTGGTGGATTTGGTCTATCAGGTATCAACAGAGAGTTTGACCTTATCAAGTCTTCTTCATCAATCAATGATTTAGATGACCCAACAGGCACTAACCCATCTGCTAAACCATTAATAGGCACAAAAAATCAAGCAACAATTAGATACGCATTACAAGGTGGAGTCGACGGTTACTCTGTAGCACGTCCAGAAACACTTGCAGCGTTTAACTTGTTTGATGATGCTGAAACCATTGACATTGATTACATCCTAATGGGTCCTTCAATGACAACTGTAGGTGACAGTATTGCTAAGGCACAACATATAATCTCTATTGCTAACTCAAGAAAAGATTGTATGGCATTCATCTCTCCACACAGAGGTGATGTTATTGGACAACCAAGCACAAACGACATCGTAACTAAAACTATTGACTACTTCGATGCATTAGCATCTACAAGTTATGCGGTATTTGATAACAACTACAAATACATTTACGATAAGTATAATGATGTTTATCGTTACATTCCATGTAACGGTGACATGGCAGGACTTGTGTTAAGCACAACTCTTAACTCAGAAGCATGGTTCTCTCCTGCAGGATTCAATAGAGGCACAATCTTGAATGCAATTAAACTTGCATACTCACCTCTAAAAGACCACAGAGATAGATTATATGCTGCAAGAGTTAACCCAATAGTAGCATTCCCAGGTGAAGGAATTATCCTCTTCGGAGATAAGACTGCACTTGGATACTCCTCCGCATTTGACAGAATCAACGTTAGACGTTTATTCCTTGTCTTGGAAGAGTCAATCTCAGTCGCTGCTAAGAATCAATTATTTGAATTGAATGATGAGTTTACTCGTGCACAATTCAAAAACATAGTTGAGCCATTCCTCCGCTCCGTCCAGTCAAGGAGAGGTATTGTAGACTTCTTAGTAGTCTGCGATGCTACAAACAACCCAGCTGACGCTATAGATAGAGGGGAATTCTTCGCGGAGATATTCGTGAAGCCAGCAAGGTCGATTAACTTTATTACACTAACATTCACTGCAACTAGGACTGGTGCTAGTTTCTCTGAAATAGTAAGCTAATCCCAATCAATTAACAACAAGGAGACAATCTAATGTCAGAAGTACAAGTACCAATACTCCAATTCCGTGACTCGATTAGGGATTTAGCACGCCCTAATCTGTTTCAAGTTGAATTGTTTTTCCCTGAGGGAGGCACAATTAAATCAGGAGCAGATAGCGGAATTAACTCAACTGTCGCAGAAAACAGCTCAAAGTCAACAGTAGGTGGAGACACCCCTGGTGGTGGTAATGCACAGATGTCAACCATGCTAGTTAAAGCAGCGAATCTTCCTGCTTCTACAGTTGGTGTTGTTGACGTACCTTACAGAGGTAGGGTATTAAAGATTGCAGGAGACCGCACATTCGAGCCATGGACAGTTACAGTCCTAAACGATGAAGGTTTTGCATTAAGGTCTAAGTTTGAAGCATGGTCAAGTAGAATACAAGACATGCAGGAAAACTTACAGCATTTTGATGACATACAGGACTATCAAAAAGATGCATTTGTAAGACAGTATGACCGTCAAGGTAACATAACTAGGTCTTATAAGTTTGCTTCTATCTGGCCTTCCAACATCTCTGCTATTGATTTAGCATGGGATAGCAACGATACTCCTGAGGAGTATACAGTTGAATTCCAAGTACAATACTGGGAAGTTGTAAGCAAGGAAAACGCAGGAAACGCTAAACCACAAGGGTAGTAGATTTTATACCTAATCTGTGGTATAATAAATAAACATATAATAGTAGCGGAAAAAAGGAATGACGCAATTATTTGGTTATTCACTTGAGCGCAAGAAGAAGGAATCCCAGAAGGGTCCTTCTTTTGTGCATAAAGATAGTGATGATGCAGCGCAACCCATAGTAGCGGGTGGTTATTTTGGGCAGTACGTTGACCTAGGTGACTCCGCAAATAAGTCAAACGAAGTAGACCTCATTGGTAGATACCGTGAAATGTCTCTTCATCCAGAAGCGGATGCTGCGATTAGTGACATCACCAACGAAGCAATCGCGGGTGATTTAGATGACCACCCTGTAGATATTGAGTTATCTAACTGTCCAGTTTCACAAAGCGTAAAGAATAGACTTCGTGAGGAGTTTGAAAATATATTATCTTTACTAGATTTTGACAGACGAGCATACGATATTTTCCGTAGATGGTATATCGAT